GAGCATCGCAACGGACGAGTCTCACTCCAAGCTGCACGCGAAAGGTGTGCGCCCGTCCGGGACGTATTCGGTGGACGGAAATCTGAGCCCGCAGCAGTATGCCGACCTGAAAAAATGGATATTGGCCGAGATGGCGGGCGCGGACAACGCCGGGGCGCCGATGATCTTGGACCGCGGCGCCAAGTGGCTCAGTTCCGCAATGACTGGGGTGGATGCCCAGCACCTGGAGACGCGCAACTACCAAGGCGCGGAAATCTGCCGCTTTATGGGCGTGCTGCCGTCGAAAGTGGGATTCACCGACAAGGCCGCTACTTACGCCAGCGCTGAGCAGTTCGCCATCCAGCATGTGGTGGACAGCCTGGGGCCATGGTATGCGCGCATTGAGCAATCCGCCGACATCAATCTGCTGACTCCAGCCGAGCGGGCGCAGGGCTACTACTTCAAATTCATTGCGGCCGGCCTGCTGCGCGGCGCTCTCAAGGATCAGGGCGAATACTTCGCGCGTGCGCTGGGCTCTGGCGGATCACCGGCATGGATGACGCAGGACGAAGTACGCGCCCTGGACGAACTCAACCCGATGGGCGGAGAGGCCGCCAAACTGCCGCCGCGCGCTGGCAGCATCCCCGCGCCCGTTGCGGCTTGAAAGGAAAGACCATGACCACCAAAACCCTCGATTTTCAGTGTGAACTGAAGGCCAGCGGCGACACCGGCACCTTTGAAGGTTACGGCTCCATTTTCAATATCACCGACAAGGGCGGAGACATCGTTGTGCCCGGTGCCTTTGCTGAGACGCTGGCCGCACAGAAAGCAGCCGGCCGCCTGCCCGCCATGCTCTGGCAGCACCGCCAGGCCGAGCCCATCGGCGTTTACACCAGCATGGAAGAGGACGCCGTGGGCCTGAAGGTCAAGGGCCAGCTGGCGCTGAAGACCGCCCGCGGCGCCGAAGCCTACGAACTCATGAAGATGGGCGCCCTATCCGGTATGTCCATCGGCTACCGGGTGCGTGACGACAGCTATGACCGCGTGACCGGTGTTCGCAGCTTGAAAAAGGTTGACCTGGTGGAACTGTCACTTGTCACCTTCCCCATGAACGACGCTTCGCGCGTTTCCGCTGTCAAAGCCATCGAAGAGCTCGACAGCCTGTCCGAGATCGAACGCCACCTGCGTGATGCTTGTGGCTTGTCGAAGACCGAGGCCACCGCGCTGGTGAGCCGGGTCAAAAGCGTCATCAGCCGGAGTGATTCCGGGGAAGGCGACATGTCCCTGGCCGACCTGGCCGCAGTCCTGAAGGGCTGTAAAGCCATCTAGTCCAACCGTTCCAAGTCCCCCGAACCAACAGCCGCCCTTGAGGCGGCTTTTTCATTCCCGAAAGGAAAACATCATGGAAATCAAAGACATTGCAACCATGCTCGAAGAGCGCAAAAAGGCTTACGACGAGCTGCAGAAGACCGTCACCGAGCTGGCCGCCGCCAAGGCTGACGGCAAGGCCGTGGGCGACCTGACCGCCAAGGTAGAAACGCTGTCCAAGGCGTGCGACCAGTTCGACGAAATCAAGACGGCAGTGGAAGAGCTGCAAAAGAAGGCCAACCGCCCACAGACCGACGGCGAAATCAAGGCCGCCGCCGACCTGGGCGAAGAAGTCAAGCAGTTCAACCTGATGCTGCGCGCCGACTTCCAGGCCAAGGGCCGCCCGGCACCCGCTGACGTGGATGCCAAGGCTTACACCGAGTATAAAAACGCCTTCTTCAAGGTGATGACCGGCACGCCCCTGGACAACCTGTCTAGCGACGAGCGCAAGGCCATGAGCGCAGGCTCTGACCCGGACGGCGGCTATCTGCTGCCGCCCTCGACCGTGGGCCGCATGGTGTCCAAGCTGTACGAGCAGTCCACGATGCGCCAGCTGGCCACCGTGCAGACCATCAGCACCGACAAGCTGGAAGGTATCGTTGACAACAACGAAGCCGACGCCGGCTGGGTGTCTGAACTGGGCGCCCGTTCGGACACGAACACCCCGCAAGTGGGCAAGTACGAGATCCAGGCGCACGAGATGTACGCCATGCCCAAGGCCAGCCAGAAGATCCTGGACGACGCCGCGGTCAACGTGGAATCGTGGCTGGCCGGCAAGGTGGCCGACAAGTTCGCACGCGTCGAAGGTGCGGGCTTCACCACCGGCACGGGCGTGGGCCAGCCGCGCGGCCTGTTCAGCTACACCACGGCAGCGACGGGCGATGACTCGCGCGCCTGGGGCCAGTTCGAGCACGTTGTGACGGGTGCCAACGGCGCCTTCCACACCACGAAGGCCGACCCCCTGCAGGATCTGCTGGGCGCGTTCAAGGACCAGTATCTGCAGCGCGCCACCTGGCTGATGCGCCGCGAGGTGCGCACCGCCATCCGCAAGATGAAGGAAGCCACCAGCGACCGCTACCTGTGGGAGCCTTCCCTGCAGATGGGCCAGCCCGACCGCCTGCTGGGCTACCCGGCGCGCGTGGACCAATACGTCCCCGCCATCGCCACCGGCTCGTTGTCGCTGGCCTTCGGTGACATTGCCGAGGCTTACACCATCGTGGACCGCATGGGCATCCGCACGCTGCGCGACCCCTTCACCGCGAAACCGTATGTCGTGTTTTACAGCACGAAGCGCACTGGCGGGGGTGCGGTGAACTTCGAGGCCGTCAAGTTCCTGAAGTTCTCGACCTGATCGGATGGGCCGGCCTGAGCGCCGGCCCGCTTCAACACCAAACATTCAAGGAAAAATCATGAATCTCTCCAAAGCAATCAAGGTGACGGTGGTGGAAGCCGCCGCAGCAGCAGCGCAGACCGAACTGGTCACTGATGTCCTGGACATGCAGGGCTATGACGGCGTGATGTTCATTGCCCTGACCGGCGATGTCACCACCGCGTCCGTCTTGACCCTGACCGTCAAGGGCAACAGCGCGAACAGCGTCTCCAGCCCCACGCCCGTGACGCAGAAGGCCACCGACGCATTCACCGCTGACGGCACCAGCGCCGACAGCAAGGTGCGGATGGTGGACGTGTACGACCCGGCCCTGCGCTACGTGTTCGCCAGCCTGACGCGCACCGCCGCCGACGCTGTGATCGGCGGGATCATCGCCATCCAGTACACCGCCGAGCTGCGCCCCACGACGCAGCACGCATCGGTCATTGCTTCGGCAATCGGCCCCGGCGTGGCGGCCTGATCCCAGGCCACTACGTGAAAAGCCCTCCCCGCGAGGGCTTTTTGCATAGGACGCACGCATGAAATTCAAAGTCATCACCGCAGTGGGCACCGAGCCCATCACCCGGGCCGAGGCCAAGCTGCACCTGGGCCTGGACGACATGAGCGGATCACACCCGGATGACGCCATCATCGACGCCCTGATCACGGGCGCCCGCCAGCATGCCGAGCACTACACCAAGCGCGCGCTGGCTCAGCAAACGCTGGAGGCGGCTCTCGACGCCTTCCCGGACAGCGATGACGACCGCATTGACCTGCCGCGCGCTCCGGTGGCCAGCATCACCAGCGTGAAGTACACCGACACCAGCGGAACCGAACAGACGATTTCCGGCAGCGCCTATGCCCTGAGCACCTACGGGGAATCGCGCACCGTGGCGCCCACCAGTGGGAACTACTGGCCGGCAACGCAGGACATTCCTGACGCCGTTCGCATTCGCTATGTGACCGGCTACGGGGCGACCGGGGCCGGAGCTGAGTACGCCACGCTGCCTAAAGCCGTGCGCCAGGGCATGCTGATGCACATCAGCCTGACCTACCCCCGAAACGTGTTCACGCCAGCTGAGCGCGAGGCCATGGAAACCGCCCGCGATTCGCTGCTGAACACGATCAAGGACTGGAGCTTTTCGTGAATCCAGACCTGGGGCCGCTGGATCGGCGCATCCGCATCGAGCAGCAAGGCACGACGGACGGCGCCTATGGACCGCAGCCCGGCGCCTGGACGGCCTTCGGGACGTTTTGGGCGACTGTTCAGGAAGTGCTGCCCAGCCGCGGAGAAAGCCAGGCCGACGGCATCCGCATTGCCGAGCGCCCGGCGCGTGTGCGCATGCGCTACGTGCCCGGCATCAACAGCGCCATGCGGGTGATTTACCTGGACCGCAGCGACCGGGCAATGAAGATCATTGCGCAGCCGGTGGAGCTGGGGCGGAAATTTGGGCTTGAGTTCATGGCGGCTGACTTCACGACCACGGGCAACGCGACATGAGCAACGTACACGTCAAGGGCTTGTCCGAGCTGAACAAGTTTTTGCAGCAGTTGCCCGCAAAGATGGAGGCGAACGTGCTGCGCTCAGCGATGCGCGCCGGGGCGAACGTCATCAAAGACGAAGCCAAGGCCAATGTCCCGGTTGCCAGTGGCCTGCTGCGCGATGGGCTCAAGGTCAGCACCAGCAGCCGGCGCGGCAAGGTCACGGCAAAGGTCAAGGCCACCGGCAAGCATGCCCACATCGCGCCCTGGCTGGAATACGGCACCGCAGCGCATCGCATCGTTGCCAAGGGCAAAGGCATGTACTTCGGCGGCAAGGTCGTGCGCAGCGTGGAGCATCCCGGCATCAGCCCGCGCCCATTCCTTCGCCCCGCGCTGGACTCGCGCGCGCAGCAGGCGGTTGTCGCTGTCGGCAACGCCATCAAGAAGCGCTTGGCCACCAAACACGGCCTTGACACCGCACACATTGAGGTAGAAGCCGAATGACCACCACCTGGACAATCACCCCCGAATGGCAAGGCGAAACAGTCGCCGTGCTGGCATCCGGCCCGAACATGAGCCAAGAGGTGGCCGACGCGCTGCGCGAGCATCGCCGCATCGTCGTCAACTTCACCCACCGCCTGGCGC